AAATAATAAAATATTGGAAAGACTATTACAAAAGATACACGCCAAAAAGAACTCAGCAATGGCCAAGCATGGACGTAACATCTGCTATTGCTTTAAAGGTTCTAGGTCTCGAAGATTATGCCGTTCATAATCAAGACACTATTCCTGTTGTTCATTTAAAACCAAAGATACAAGGTTTTGTAAATCCACCAAAACTTTGTAGTGATATCTTTAACACTTACGTAGATCAAAAAGGAGACATATATGTTGCTAATTTTAAACAACACGGCATTGTGCATTATGTAGAACCTCAAATGTTAACAGAAAATAATATTAATATGCTTGAGAAAATATACGAGGAGCAAAACTAATGGCAGAATTTTTTTTAACTTTTAACAAAGATACCGGAACGATACTTTCCGTAGGTAGAGAACATGGTGACAATTTTATTCAAATCTCAGAACGTCAGGCTATTGAATTTCTTAATTTAGAAAAGAACACAATTGATTATCATGTCGTATGGAAAAATAAAAAACATACACTAGAAGAAAAAGCAAAAGTTCAGGTCAGTGAAAGTATAGTGGCGACGAACGATCATTATCAAATTCCGGAAAATAATAAGGATTGTAACCTAATTTTCACACAAGACGAAAAAAATAATAAATGGATTATTACTGCAAATGATGACTTTATTACTGAAGTGACCAAATCCCCGGGACTATTTCAGAACATCTTTGTAACTGCACAAAATAATCCAAATATTTACTATGGATCAATAAGGGTTGATTTTGATTTTTTGAAAAATAAAAAGGAACTAGTTATCGAAAGCATGGCTGGAAAAAATTGCAGTCTTTATTGTAAAAATGTATATAACAATTATCAACACGTGAGGATGTAAATGCAAAATTTTAAGGTCAAGGATTGTGATATTTTTTATTTGAGTTATGATGAGCCAAATGCAGAAAAAAATTATCATGACATATATCAAAAAGTTCCATGGGTAAAAAGAGTTCACGGTGTAAAAGGCTCAGATGCCGCTCACAAAGCCTGTGCAGAAAGATCAGATAAAGAAAGATTTATAACGGTAGATGGAGATAACATAATAAATGAAAAGTTTATTGATGTATCTGTACCGTTTGATGATGATATTAATCTAGCAAATTGCGTAATAAGTTGGTGTGGATATAATGTTGTAAATGGATTGATATACGGCAATGGTGGACTTAAATGTTGGCCAAAAGAATATGTTCTTAATATGAAGACTCACGAAAACGCTGATCCAGAAGACGTTGCTTCTCAAATAGATTTTTGTTGGGACATAAGATATCTACAAATGAACCACACTTACAGTGATGTATACAACAATCATACACCAGGGCAAGCCTGGAGAGCAGGTTTCAGAGAGGGAGTGAAAATGAGTCTTGATAGAGGTGCTAGAGTACCTATAGAAGAATTTAAAAAGAATCATTGGAAAAATTTAAATCGAATGTATATTTGGCAAATGGTCGGTGCAGATGTTGAAAATGGTATATGGGCAGTGTACGGCGCAAGGCAAGGCACTTATATGACAATGTGTACTGACTGGAATATTGTGCATACAAGAGATTTTGAATATCTAAATGAGATGTGGCGAGATATTGAAAGCAAAATTTCGTTAAATAGCATTGAGGAAGAGATAATAAAGTTGGGTAACGACCTAATTGGAGAATTAGATATTCCTATATCGCCAAAACCGTTGGATCCCCAGCAAAGTTCATTTTTTAAGAAAGTTTACAAAAATCCTTCCAGGGGAGTTGAGAGTTTTATCTCAAAAGAGTAATGGATAAAAAAGTTGTTTGTGCGATACCATGGATGCATTTGGCATTCGAACCTAGCGGCAAAGTAATACCTTGTTGTTTAACATCAACATTTGATTACTTTTCGGGCGATCTAAAAACACAAGCATTACCGGAAATTTGGAATAGTAAAAATCAACGTGACCTACGTTTGCAAATGATGAAAGGTGAAAAACCTGAAATTTGTAAAAAGTGCTACAAACAAGAAGACGCCACAGGACAGTCCGGACGTACACATCACAACAAACAAAACGAAGATTTAATAAAATTAATTCCGCAAATAACTGAAAAAAACGGTGCAGTGCCTGACATGAAATTGCGTTATTGGGATTTTAGATTTAGCAACTTATGTAATTTTAAATGTAGATCATGTGGCCCGAGATATAGTTCTTCTTGGGTACCTGATGCAAAAAAAATGGGTTGGATTACCGAACACGCAGAAAAAAAAGTTTTAAATATTGACGAAACAACCTTTCCTTCAAAACTTGATTTCCTCGAAGAGCAAGTAAAATACGTTAAAAGAATTTACTTTGCAGGCGGCGAACCCTTAATGATGCCAGAACATTGGAAAGTTCTTGAAATGTTAGATGCTAATAAGAAATATGATGTGCGTATTGATTACAATACAAATGTTTCTAAATTAGATTATGCAGGTAAAAATGTTATTGATTATTGGAAAAAATGGGATACACACAACGGACCAAGAATAAATGTTTGGCCCAGTATCGACGAAATAGGACCACGTGCAGAAGTTATTCGTTCAGGCACAGTGTGGTCACGTGTAGAGGCAAATTTGAAAAAACTTGCAGGTTTAAAAAAACATATTGCTATAGAACCATCAATCACAGTGGGAGCAATGAACGTATTCAGATTACCAGAAATTATTAATCATTTGACTGAACTCGGTGTTATTGGTGAGCACCCTTATCAAAGTTATGCAAACTTTTATTTAAATTTATTGGAATGGCCATCACATTTCCATATGCACATCTTAAGTAATAAATTTAGAGCACAAATAAAAGAAAAATTAAAGAAATTTGTTGGCGAATATAATAAGAAATGGGACACAGACATAGGCCCTAGATTCGATCAAATATTTGTAGAACTAGATAGATCACACAACGTAAAACAGGCGAAACTTTTTCTAGAAAAGACTAATCAATTAGACACAATTAGAGACGAGTGGACTTTTAAAACTATTCCAGAGATGGAAGATGTGAGAAGATTTTACCCAGGTATCTATAAAAGGTCAGAGATGATAGAAATTAAGCAGGCCAAATCTGCATTTTACTTAACATGGGTCATTAATAATATTTGTACAAACAAATGCAGTTATTGTCCACCTAGTCTGCATAACGGAAAAAATCATCACTATGATTGGAATCAGGCCAAAAAATTTATTAACAACTTGTTTGCAAAACATAAAAGCATACATTGTTCTATCGCAGGCGGTGAGCCGTCGGTAAGTCCATTTTTTCCTGAACTTGTAAAAATGGTTCACAATAAAGGACACACTGTTGGAGTCACAACTAATCTTGCAAAGAGTATTAGATATTGGAAAGAAGTATCACCATATCTAACTTACGTATCTTCAAGTTATCATCCTAGTTTCGAAGACAAAGAATTTTTAAAAAAAGTTTTGGTGTGTGCAAGAAGCACTAAAACTTATGTTAGAGTAATGATGGATACAAGACATTGGGACAAGGCAGTTGATATGTACGAAACTTGTAAAGAATTAAAATATGTGACAACAGAGCCGGTAAAAATATTAGATTGGAATGAAGGTGATTTTACAGGATGTGATTACAACAAAGAACAACTGGAATGGTTTGAGAAAAATTCAAAAATTAATGGCGAATTCAAAGAAGCGATCTATAGAAAAAACAACATAGGTGGCCATTTTTATTATTCAGATGGTACAATAGATGAATATGGCGATGCAAACGAACTTGTTAATAAAGGGAAAAATGATTTTAGAGGTTGGTCTTGCGACATAGGATTGAAAAGTTTATTTGTAGATTACAATGGAAGCATAAGGAAAGCAAATTGTAGACAGGGAGATATAGTAGGTTATCTGCAAAAACAAGATGACATTGTTTGGCCAAAGCAACCTGAGATATGTTCGATTAAAAGATGCCATTGTTCAACAGATGTATATGTAGACAAAAGGAAACCAAAATATGGACAGTAAAACTTTTTTCATACAAGGATGTAGCCATTGTAGTGGTGCAGAATTACCTGGAGATACAGGCCATGGTTTAGTATACGATAAAAGTTGGCCAAATAAAGTAGCCACAAATTTAAATGCAGGAGAAATTGTAAATCGTGCTTCACCTGGCAGTTCAAATGACTGGATTATTGAGGATACAATAAATTATGTGCTTGATAATAAAGATAAAGATATTTTTGTATTACTTGGGTTCACAGGATCGGATAGAATATATTTAAAACATCTGGCGTATCAAAATTCAAAACCATATGGAAGGGCAATTTTAACGCCTGGAATAATCGACGACAAAAAATTCCAGGATGAAAATCTACTCACAGAACATCATGATATGTATAAAAGTTTACTCCAAACAGACTGGGGCACATGGCACCAAATACAACTTAGATTTTTTAGACAAGTAAATTATATTCAAACCTTTTTACAAGATAACAATATTCCTCATTTGTTCGTAACAACAATATTTCCACTAGATGCTAGGTATAAAAAATTTGGTGAATTTAAATGGCTATATGATAAAATGGATAAGAAAAATTTATATGGAGATTTTAGCAAAGACACTTGTTACTACGAAATACTTAAAGATAAGTTTAGGGTAAACGAAATGTTTCATATAGGACAAGAAGGACAAGATCATTTTGCGAATTTAATTACGGAGTATATAAAAACAAATGATTTACTACACTAAAAATCCTGAAAATTATTTAAGGGATGGATGGAAAACATATCCCAGTGAGTATCGTGAATTAAATGAAGAAATAAAATTTCCGTTTGTGGAACATTTTACATCTAGTCTCACAATTCCTGATGAAAATTTTATATGGTTTTTTGAATTAAGACACCCGTTTATTTTAAAAAATTTAGACAAGTATGTTTTTCCACCAGAAATAGTAGATGCAATTAAGGAAAAAACCTGTAAGATATTAGTGCTAGGGTGGATGGAAAATTGGGGCATAAAAGAATTTAAAATTCTATTCGAATATTTTAGTAAACAGATACCAGATCTTGAACACAATGATTTTGTATATGCAACTGCCAGTGCAGAAGATTACAGTGATGAAAAGTTTAATCATTTCTATGCTAACAGGATGGAAAGACAATGGCATGAAATTTTTTATCCTAAAATTGCCAGAAAAGCAAAAAAATTTAAAAAAATAAAAGATTTTATTTGTCTTAATCGTAGACCTGCATGGCATAGATTTTTGACTGTCTCATTGCTCTGGGAATGGAGGCGTTTAGGCTACATCAGTCATCTCGCTAAAGATTCAAAACTAAATGATGATTACTATGGTACGGAAACAGCAGAAAATCATTACACAAAGGCATTTGATGTGTTTAAATCATGCGATCCGTTTCCGCATACGATTAGCAAAAAATTTACACGACAAGTTGAAAAAGAATTGCCTATGATTTTAAAACATGATAGACATAAAATACTAGAAGGAGCAAATCCAAACAAAGACACAGATGCACCAAAATATCTTGAATCATGGATCCATATTGTCACAGAAACAAGAATGGAAACGCATACGGAAATGGACGGCTTGGTAGATAGATTTGTAAGTGAAAAAACTTTTAAACCCATGTTTTACAAGCAACCTTTTATAATTGTAGGACAATACAAGATACTAGAATCATTGCGGAAATGGGGATATAAAACCTATGGTACTTTTTTTAATGAAGAATATGATAACACTAAAAATGGTTCCTTTCGTACGCAAAAAGCGATACAAAATATGCAAAGGTGGTTGAGTCTCACGCCGGCGGGCAAGGAAGCAATGTACAAAGAACATGAACACGTGTTTGAACATAATTTTAATCATCTAATGAAAAGGGGAAAAGAATTAGAAAAGAATTTACACGAGCACATACAAGGAGTTTTCAAATGAAAGTTTCATTTATAGGACTAGGTAAACTTGGTATGCCTTGTGCAGAAACTATTGCAAAAAGAGGTTGGAACATCGTAAATGGCTACGACATCGTAGATAAGAAAAGTAAGTTTGTAAAGATTAAAAAGAATTTAGCAGATGCAGTCAAAGGATCCGAGATAGTTTTTGTGGCAACACCAACTCCACATGACAATGATTATGGAGGAGAAAAACCTGTAAGTCATTTAGAGCCTAAAGATTTTGATTACAGCAGTGTTATAGAAGTTCTAAAACAATGTAATAATCTAATGAATAAAAAACAATTACTTGTTTTAGTTTCTACAGTGTTACCAGGCACGACTAGAAAGAATTTCGCCCCACTAGTCACAAAAACAAATTTTGTTTACAATCCTTACCTAATTGCAATGGGCACAGTGAAGGAAGACTTTTTGAATCCAGAAATGATAATGATAGGAACTGAAAAGGGCGGAAAATCAAAACAGGCCTTAAAATTAACAGAATTTTATAAAAATGTTCTAGGACATGAACCAAGGACAGAGTATTGTACCTGGGACGAGTGCGAGGCAATAAAAATCTTTTACAACACATTTATAAGCACAAAAATTGCTTTGGTAAACATGATACAAGATGTTGCAGTAAAAAATGGAAATATTAATGTTGATAATGTAACCAAGGCTTTAAGTGCCAGTACAAATAGGATTATAAGTCAGAAATATATGACGGCAGGTATGGGAGACGGCGGCAGTTGTCATCCACGTGATAATATAGCATTACGTTGGTTATCAAAGCGATTGAACTTGAATTATGATATATTCAGTGCTATAATTGAAGCGAGAGAGATGCAGGCAAAAAATATGGCAACAGAAATTTTAAAGCATGGTAAAGTAATACATTTTACATCAGATTCATACAAGCCAGGTACTACAATGACGGATGGATCGTATTCATTATTAGTACAACATTACATTAGAGAACTAGGTGGTGTAGTGTCATATGGTTTTGATCAGCCAATAGATGTACACGTTCTTACACACCCGGGTGATAGTGTTGAATTATCTGACGGAAAAGGAATTATTTTTGATCCATGGAGAAAGTATCCTAAGGGTAGCAACGTTATTCATTATGGAGACAACGACAATGTATGATTGTGTTTTTATAAGTTACAAAGAAACAAACAAAGAAGAAAACTGGAAAAAGTTGTCTAGCAGATTCCCTATGTCTAAAAGGGTTGATGGCGTACAAGGAATACACCAGGCACACATTGTAGGCGCAAAATTGTGTAATACAAATATGTTTTGGATTATAGACGGAGATGCAGTGCTTACAGACGAATTCGATATGTCGTATGTTGCAGATTCTTGGGATGAAGATATTGTCCATGTATGGAGGTGCCAAAATCCTGTCAATGGATTAGTGTACGGATATGGCGGAGTGAAATTATTTCCACGTCTGTTAACTATTAACATGGATACTAATAGAACTGACATGACAACAAGTATAAGCAACAAATTTAGAGCAATGCCAAAAGTAAGTAACACAACAAACTTTAATACGTCACCTTTTGAAACTTGGAAGTCTGCGTTTAGAGAATGTTGTAAGTTATCATCTAAAATTATTGATAGACAAAAAAATACAGAAACTGAATCAAGATTGAATACATGGTGCAGTGTTGGCTATGATTCTCCGTTTGGTGAATATGCAATTAAAGGTGCAAAGCAAGGGAGACTGTTCGGAGAAACAAATAAAAAAGATGTTAGTCAACTTAAGAAAATTAATGATTTTAAATGGCTAGAAGAAAGATTTTATGAAAACGCATGAACTTTTAGATAGATTAGAATTACTATATCCTGATAATGAAATGTTACAGGATCTCAGACGTGCATTTGTAGACAACGACAGGAATAGTTTGCAAAGACTTATCGGCAATATTAATCCAACAGAAATTACAAACGCAGTAAGAATGCTTGAAGGCAACAAAGATTTTGTAGAGGATTCTTTATCACAAGGACAAATTAAAAGTAAACTTTGGTTAATAAATGAATTAAAAAAATTACAACTAGATTTGGGCACTGTTTTTTTATGCGCCGGCTGGTATGCTATATTGGCAACTTTAATATTCGAAAATAATATTAAAGTTACTAAAATTAGAAGTTTTGATATAGATAAAACTGTGTTAGCCATTGCTGAAAGATTTAATAAAAAATGGGTATTAGAAGATTGGAAATTTAAACCTGCTTTGTATGACATACATGATATAAATTTTAATGAATTTACGTACAATGTTACTAGAACAGATGGACAGGTGAGAGAACTTACAGATAAACCAGACACAATCATTAATACTTCATGTGAACACATTGAGAATTTTAGTGATTGGTATAGAAAAATTCCTGCAGGTAAACTTTTAATATTACAAACCAACAATTATTTTGATCTTCAAGAGCACGTAAACTGTTCGGACAGTCTAGCAAGTTTTGGAGACACAACACCAATGGAACAAGTGCTGTATGAAGGATCATTAGATTGTGGACAATATGTGAGGTTTATGCGAATTGGCATTAGATAATATGACATTGCGAGAACTACAAAAAGAAAGTGCCAGAGTCTTGGCGACAATAGATTCTACAAGTGTTGGTCTGTCAAAGTTTAATAAACTTGCACACCATAACAGCCTCAATTGGTATAAGGCAGTCGTTCAAAGTTATATAGATCAATATGGTGATTTGCCAAGCAAGGTTGGGCCTGGAAAGGATGTAAAGTTAATCAATGTTTAAACTTACTAATGATGCTCCAAACACAGTCGTAATTGATTGGCTGATTAATAATATTTGTAATTATAAATGTTCTTATTGTATTCCTGAACTTAATGCTGGTTCTAATATTGAAACTCCCAGCACAGAAATATTTAAATATTTTAAAAAATTAGAAGAACATTTTTCCGGTCAAGATAAAATATTAACTATAAGTGGTGGCGAACCAACTCTGTACAAATATTTTACTGAACTTGTTAATCAAATTTGTAGCAATTTTAACAATTGGTATATAGAAATTTTAACTAACGGAAGCAGGACTATAAAATGGTGGGAAACTTTTGCAAAGCAAAATGAATTTAAAAACTTACGTGTAAACATCAGTTTTCATCCTGAGTTTGCAGATGCTAATCATTTATTAGAAGTGTGTAAAATTTTACATAATAATATTGATACATCAGTTCAAATACTTTATAAGCCTCAGTATAAAGAAAAATGTAATCATTTTTATACTGAATTAGCAAATAGTGAATTATCGTTGTTTGTAAAATATAAATCAATAAAACAATTTGACGAAGACGGAAAAACTTTGGATTACAATGAAAATGATAAAAAGGAACTATCTAAATATTTTAAAACAAGGATAGATACAACTAGGTGGCCTATACCTCGTAATCTTATAATAAATGATGATGCTAAACCTTTTAATCACATATACGAAATAGTCGCCACACAAAAAAATAGTTTTAAAGGCATGAATTGTGAGATAGGAAACAAAAGATTTTACATTGTACCATCTGGTGATGTGTTTGGTGCAACCTGTACAACAGCACAAAAAATTAACCTAGGAAATATGTATAAGCACACATTCAAACCAATTAAGAATGCAATATGCCAAAATAATTGGTGCCATTGTTTGCCAGACATCAAGATACCAAAATATGTATAAAATTGAAGATATAAAAAGTATACACTTAGAAATAACACAGAATTGCCAGGCGGCCTGTCCGATGTGCGATCGTAATATGAATGGCGGTGCAGTGAATCCACATATTAATTTAGATGAATTATCCTTAGATGATTGTAAAAATATATTCACGCCTGCATTTATCAGGCAACTTTCTAAATTGTATATGTGTGGAAACTTGGGTGACCCAATAATAGCAAAAGACACACTAGAAGTTTTTGAGTATTTTAGAGAACATAATCCAAATATTTGGTTGAATATGCATACAAACGGTGGCGCAAGAGAAGAGGATTGGTGGAAAGATATTGCTAAAGTTTTTAAACAAAAAGGAGATATAACTTTTTCTGTGGACGGCCTCGAGGATACGAATCATCTGTATAGACAAAATGTTCAATGGGCAAAAGTAGAAAGGTCTATCAAAGCATTTACAGGCGCAGGTGGCAGGGCAAGATGGGACTTTTTAATTTTTCAACATAATCAACATCAAGTTGAACAGGCCAAACTTGTTGCGAAACAATGGGGCGTCGAAAAGTTTGTATCAAAAAAAACTGGGAGATTTATAAGTGCTAAATCAGAAAAGAAAGAACAACATCAAGCAGTCAATAGAAAAGGACAAGATACTACTACTTTAAAAAAGCCAGAGGTCAAATATCAAAATAAAGAATTAAGCAAATACGATTTGCTAATTGAAAAATATGGATCTATGGATTCATATTATGACGTAGTACCAATAAATTGCAAAGTCAAGGATGAAGGTAATTTGTTTATTACAGCAGAAGGACTTGCACTGCCCTGCTGTTGGACCGCGGGTAGGATGTATAAATGGTGGCAAAAAGATCCAAAGGTGGAACAAATTTGGCAGTTTATAGATCATGTTGGCGGAAAAGAATCATTGGACGCAACTAAAGGACTTGAAAAGGTATTTGAGACAGGAATATTTGACCTCATTGAAAATAGTTGGGAAACCAAAGGCTGTTCAAACGGAAAACTTAAAGTATGTGCAATGAAATGTGGAAAGGAGTTTGATCCTTTTGGATCACAATACGTGTAATGAAACACAAACGCCCTAGAGATTTTGGAGACAAGTGTGCATTATGGTTCACGATGAGACTGCGATGGATTGCTGACACATTTTTTGCTAAACGTTACGGACACAGAGCAGTCGTGCTAGAAACTGTTGCAGGTGTGCCGGGCATGGTTGCAGGTATGTGGAATCACTTACGTAGTTTAAGGAAGATGAAACCAGATGACAGAGGTTGGATCAGAACTTTACTAGAAGAAGCAGAAAATGAACGTATGCATCTAATGATATTCATTGAGATAGCAAAACCCAATTGGTTGGAACGTTGGATGATAATTACTGCACAATTTTTATTCTGGCACTTTTATATGTTCCTTTATATTTTCTTTCCTAAGGTTGCACATAGAATGGTTGGTTACTTTGAAGAACAAGCAGTCATAAGTTATACATCTTATCTCAAAGCAATTGAATTAGGCAAAATCAAAAATATTGATGCTCCTGAAATTGCAAAAAATTATTATGCGTTAAAACCAGATGCAAAACTACGAGACGTGGTGATCGCTGTCAGAGAAGATGAGCGAGGCCATGCACAAGAAAATCACAGAATGGCGGATGTAATAGAGGAAGACAAGTAAATGAAACAATTACCAGTATATTTTTTTAACACAGATCCTTATCCTAAAATAGCAAATAAAAATTTTAAGTTTGGCAAAGTTGATAACGTAGACACGGTGTTTACTTTAGCATCTGGATTCAAAAGATACAAATATAGTATTTTATATCAACCAAAGAAACTTGTTGTTTATGATCTTAATCCTTATGCAGTTGCACTACATAGGCGCATTGACGATCTTGAAAAAATTAACTTTGAAGCAATATGCGAATTATATTACGAATACGAGAAAGAAAAAATTAATGCAGTGTTATCTGATTACAAGTTGCCAAATCTTATTACCCTATCTGTTGAAAAGCAATTGAAACTGAATTGGGATATTGAATGCCAACGTTGGGGAGGTGAAGAAAACTTTGTGACTGCTTTTTTATATTTCAAGCAACAAAAAAGGATTTACGAAACACTAGATGTAATACAAGGAAGAGATGATATTAAAAAACATCTAGGTAAAACAAATTTTATACACATAAGCAATATTTTTTCTTGGACGCATAATCCTAAGTTTGATCGAATTGCCTTAAAAAAAGAGAAAGAAGAATTTGGAGAATTTTGTTGGAAGAATAAAATAGGAGTAGCAAATGATTAATGATATATTAAACTTTATTAAAGATAATAAAAATTACGGGTTACCGTGGAAAGCACAATCATTGCAAGAAAAATGGAAAGATCCTGAAGTTAGTCATATTAAGATAGATTTCAATATAGACACAAATGATATGTATTGCGAATGCGTAGCAGTTGCAGATAGATTTGTAGATCATAGAAAGGGTGACTATGCACACGATGGTTGGCAAGGCTTGACGTTACATGGAATCTCGGAAGGTAAGACTGAAGATTTCAATGCATATGGATTCAAAACATTTGAAGATGCAAATTATCATTGGACAGAAGTATCTAAACAGACACCTCATATTAAAAATTTTGTTGAATCATTACCGTATGAATACCTAAAAAGGGTACGTATAATGAAATTAAAGGCAGGTGGATACATTGCTCCACATAATGATGGCGAAGGTAGATTAATGGGTCCACTTAATTTTGCAATAAATCAGCCAGAGGATTGTGAAATGGTTTTTGAAAATAAAGGTTTAGTTCCTTTTTCAAACGGAGTTGGATTTTATTTAGACGTTGGTAGGCGGCATTGTGTAGTGAATAATAGTAATGAAGATAGGTATCATCTTATCATTCACGGTAGACGCAACAATGACTTTTATACCAGATACGACGACAAAAAAAACGGATAAGTAGTATTATATGAGTAAGAAAGTACCGAACGCGGTATTACCATCAAATACTTTTTGTGTTTTACCGTGGATACATTTATCAAGCAGACCGGATGGCAGTATGAGAACTTGCTGTACTTCGAACGCAAGTGCCGTGCAGGATCCAGATTCAAATAAAAAAATTGGCGGAGGTCAGGTTGGCGTTGTAAAACGTGAGGACGGCGCACCAGCAAACTTTAACACCACAACATTAGACGAAGCATGGAATAGTACGTATATGCGTAATGTAAGGAAAATGATGTTACGTGGAGAAAAACCTGCGCCTTGTTTAAAATGCTATAAAGAAGAAGATGCAGGGCATTTGAGTAAACGTGTATGGGAGACCGAGTATTGGGGTAAAAGATACGACATAGAAAAAATAATTAAAGAAACGCAGAAAGATGGATCTATACCTCCAAAAATAAGATATATTGATTTAAGGTTGGGAAGCAAGTGCCAATTAGCCTGTGTTATGTGTTCACCACACGATAGTTCGGGATGGATCAAAGAATGGCAACAGATACATCCTCAGATACAAAATGAAAAACTAAAAAACACAAGTCAATGGTACAATAAAGGAAAAGTTGATGGTGCAAGTTATAATTGGCACCTAAACAATCCAAAATTTTGGAACGATCTTATGGATCAAATTCCTCATATGTATCAATTGTATTTTGCTGGAGGTGAGGCACTTATCATTAAAGAACATTATGATTTACTAGAAGAGTGTGTCAAAAGAGGACACGCAAAAAATATAGAATTACGTTATAACTCTAATGCTGTAGAATGGAGAGATGATCTTTTTGACCTTTGGCACGAGTTTAAACGTGTTAGATTTCATTATAGCATTGATGCTTTTGGTGAACAAAATGATTACATACGTTATCCAACAAAATGGGATCACCAGGAAAAAGTATTTTGGGAACTGGATAACACCGAGGACAAAATTGAGATTACAACAGCAACAACTATAATGGCTTTGAACATAGCATACTTGCCTGAATTTACAAAGTGGAAAGTCAATTCGGGATTCAAAAAACTAAACAAATGGCCGTTAGGTGCTGGAGGTATTAACACACACCTTGCATATTGGCCACCACAATTGAATGTTAAAGTGTTACCACCACACATCAAAAAGCAAATTAAGGACAAATATGAAAATGAATTTTACCCATGGATAGAAGAAAACTGGCAAAAGTTTACAGGGGTGCAAGAATCAGGAATAGACAAAGATACTTTTATAGATGCCAAGTATGGAATTAAAAGGTTCAAAGGTATTATCAATTTTATGATGTCTGAGGATTGGACAGAAAGGCTCGATCAAACAAAAGAATGGATCACCTTATTAAACAAAACAAGAAATTGGGATAATAAATTTTTAAAGGTATTTCCAATATTTGAGGATGTGATTAATGGCCCTAGATAAGAAAAATTTTTGCGTTGTGCCTTTTGTACAACTTAATACCCGAGGAAAAGGTAACGCAAGGGTATGTTGTAGTATTGGTGGTTTAGATTATGGTATACCAAAGGACTACACTGTGGATCAATTGAATCCAGAAAATTACAACAGCAAAACAAAAGTCTATAATTTAGGCACTGATAAAATTGAGGATATGTGGAATTCTAAATTTATGAAAGATTTTAGAATGAAAATGTTAAACAATGAGAATATTCCTAATTGTGAGTTTTGTCATAGAATGGAAAAAAGCGGTTTGACAAGTAAGCGCCTGAGTAAAAATAAAACATTTTTCAAAAAGACCGAACCAAAATTAGATGGTTACAAACAAACAGGTGGAGTAGTGGACATGATGCCGCAGTGGTGGGAGATACGTTTATCAACGAAATGTAATCTATCATGTATTATGTGTGCCCCTGGTTTGAGTACCATGATGTTTAACGAATTCAAGAAATGGGAAAAAGAAGGCCGGATATTAGATCACATGGCAGGCAGTTTACAGATTGCCAAACAAAGTGGTGTTGAGTATCTATCCAAGTCTACATATTTCTTAGAACAGTTGAGAGACAACTTAAAGAATGTTGTCTTTATGGAATTTAGAGGTGGAGAAGTATTTGCTGACAAGCATAGCATTGATTTTATAGATGAAATAAGCAAAACAGAACACGCAAAAAACATTAGACTTGACATTAGTACCAATTCAACAATCCTAGATGAACGTATTCTTGAGATACTGAATAGATTCAAAGGCGGAAAATTAAGATTTAGTATTGATGCCTACAAAGATAAAGATGAATTAATTAGATACCATACCAAGTGGGATAAGGTTGTTGCGAATATGCACAGAGCAAATAGATTACTAAAAGACAGTTGGATATTTTGGAGTCAAAGCACAATACAATTGGCAAACTGTATGTACATGGATGAACTATGTTGGTTCTTTGACGACTTTTGTAAACAAACAAATAATAATAGATTTTATCTAGGATTTACATCAGTAAGAGCAAAGGATTGGCTAAGACATGAAAATATGCCATTAGAAACTAGATATGATCAAGTTGAAAAAATTAAAAAATTTTTTAATAAAAGTTATCTATGTAACGACAACGTAAACAAGGAATGGCATATTAAATCAATAAACGGTTTGATATCTGCTTTAAGTTCTCCTTGTTATGAAAACAAAGATTATAATTCACGTGCAAGAGGTTACTTTGACAAAATGACAGAACTTAGAAAGCAGGACTATTACGAAGTGTATCCTGCATTAAAATATTTAAAGGAGTACGATGCCACATAATTGGAGAGATACAAAACTTTGTCCTATACCTTGGATGAGCACCGGACTTAGAGCCAATGGTGATATACGGGTATGTTGTCAGGCACAGCACGGACCTACTGGTGGCATTTTAAAAGATGATACAGGTAAGTCTTATCACGCCAGCAACGCAAATTTATCAGATGTGCGTAATAGTAAACTTTCAAAAGAAATAAGGGTGGCAATGATGAATAACAGATGGCATCCTGAATGTGTAAGATGTAAAAGAGAAGAAGATGCTGGTATGGCCTCGAGGCAGACTTATGAAAATGAAATTTGGGTAGACAACGGACCCTTTGATTGGGAGACACTATTAAAACATACTGACAAAGATGGTACAATAAACAGCAATGCAATTGATTGCAGTTTCTATGATGTGCGTTTTGGAAATTTATGCAATCTCAAATGTAGAATGTGTGGACCCACAGATTCCAGTCAATGGTATGAAGACCAAGTTTTACTATGGGGAGACAAGTACAAAGATAGTCATGGAACAGTAAAACTTGTTAAAAATTCCAAAGGCAAATATGAACCAGAGAACAATGTGTATGATTGGCATGACAGTGAGCACTATTGGAAACAGATGGAAGTGCGTATACCTCAGATCAGAAAATTATACATCGTTGGTGGAGAACCTTTGATGATAGATCGACACTATGAATTTCTCAAAAAATGCGTGGACAGAGATCAAGCAAAAAAAATAATTGTTGAATATAACAGCAACATAACAAACATACCACAAAGGGCATGGGACATATGGAAACATTTCAAAAGAATCAACGTTGGTGCAAGTATAGATGGTGTAGGTGATATCAATTACTATATGCGTCCACCTAGCAGATTTAACAAGATACATGAAAATTTACAAAAATTAAGCACAGCAGAAGGAAACTTCAAGGTTTGGATTGCTTGTACTGTCAATGTGTTTAATGTTTTGCACCTTCCAGAATTTATGGAATGGGCATTATTGAACAAGATGCCGAGAATAAACGACGATAACATTAAACCGATATTGACTCCACACCCTTTGCATGGTCCTAAGTTTTATAATATAAGGATGTTGCCCGATTACGCAAAAGAATATGTAAAGAAAAAATACGAAGACTATAAAGTAAAACTTTGTAAAATTATTGACAAAAGTGATTTTACAAACGATCGTAAAGATGCAAGTAGACGTGAAGCGGTGAGAATACTAGACCAATACATAGAATTCATGTACGCCGCGGATTACAGTGACCAGGTACCTAGATTCTGGGACGCAACAGAGCGGCTTGACAAAATAAGGGGGCACAGTATAAAAGAATATATTCCTGAGTTGTATTCTCTGTTGAAACAAAATGCCTAAAGTTTATTCTCAGAAAACCAAAGATCTTGCCAAATGGGTCAAGCACGAATCAAAAGTGTGCTTTCATGCGTACAAGGGTTTTGAGATCAGATATGACCACAGGGTAAGGCCATGCTGTTGGTACAGAGAAGACTGGAGAGATTTGTACGACAACTTTGAAAACCCACAAGAATACATAGGAAGCGATTTTCAAAAAGATATACAGACCAAACTTGACAAAGGCCAATGGCCAAAAGGTTGCAAAGATGTATGCGGCAAAACAGAAAGCAAAGGACTATTAAGTAGAAGGCAAAAGGATACTGTTGCTTACATTAAACGTTTAGAAAAAACACCAGAGACCAAAGAAGAACTATACGAAAATCTACGCAATAGTGACGATATGTTCTTAGATATGAGACTTAAGACACTTTGCAATTCAAGTTGTATTACCTGCTCACCATACCTCAGCAGTAAAATTGAAGAAGAAACAGAGAAACATCATGCCGACACAATGGACCATTACCTACAAGGATTGAGGAACGTCAAAGATGCAGAAAAAAAACATAGGGAATATGGCTTCAAATTTAAAACAGGAATGGCAAATGAATACTTTGAAAAACTCTGGTCTATAAGAGGCAAGTCAGGAATAATAAGGGCGACAGGTGGTGAACCGTCTTTAAACAAAAGTTTATTCAATTTGTATGAGGAAATCCTTAGAACCAATGGCCCAGAAAGTCATACTATAGAATTTAACAGCAACTTTCAAGCATTTAATGAAAAATGGATCAAAATGATAAGTCGTTTTAATAATGGTAGGATGTCTATTTCTGTAGATGGTTTTGCAGAAAGAAATGACTTTTTACGTTACGGCAGTGAATGGGCAACGGTAGAAAAAAATATTAAACAGTGGTTAAAAATGTCTCCACCTGGCTGGCATTCGACAATTTCTCCCACAGTATCAATTTTAAACCTGTGGCAACTGCCAGTGCTTGAACAATGGGCGACCAGTTTAGGAGTGAAAGTGTCGTACATAAACATTTTAAGATTTCCTGAAGTATTCAGTGTAGCAAGTATGGATACAAGAATGAAAGAGTCTGTGCTTGAACATTTGACAAGATGGTATGAACGTAAAAGAGATAACAGTAATCTCTTTAATGAGTACCAGGTCAAAAATCTATTATCTTACGTTAAAAACTATGATGGAACCACAGATGGCCACATGGGCAAGTACATGAAAAAAAACAACATAAAAAATCCGTTTGAAATGTTTGTAGAGCAAATGCAAAAAATATCAAAACTGAGATACCAAGACGAAAATTATTGGTTAGAAGTTATGCCGGAGTATCGATCATATGTCTAAATTATGTTCAGCACCATATGTAGGTATACAGGTAGACACAGATAAAACTGTGAGACCCTGTTGTATGGCCAAGGCCTACACAGACGATCAAGGTAGTCCGCTTAAATTTGGACCGGGATTTGATTGGAACAAATTAAAAGAAAACAAGTCCTATAAAAGGATCACGCAGTCCTTGGACAATGGCAAATATCCACCAGAATGCAAAGCCTGTGTGTCTGACCCAACTCCATATGCCCATACCTACTTGAAAAGATATGACGTAGAAAAATACAGTAAAGATCCTGAACTGCAATACATGGATTTGAGACTGAGTAATCTGTGCAATTTAAAGTGTAGAATGTGTTGGCCGGGTGCAAGTAATCAGATACAGAAAGATTACAACAACTGGTCCAAGGTGGACACCGGAAACAAATGGATGAATGATCACTTTAGATATAGAACATTCGAAGAAGATAAAAGGTATATTGTTCATGATCCTAAAACGATACTGAAACAGTTTCCGTGGGAACATCTGAAGACACTTGCACTCTATGGCGGTGAACCTTTATTGATTAAAGACTATGAAGTTGTGATGGATTATCTCATTGAAAACGATCTTTCTAAAAATATTACCTTTAAGATGCATACTAACTGTACAAAATGGACACCTGATTTTCAAAATAAAATTAATAAATTTAAAGAGACTGTGGTGTATTTTAGTATGGAGGGTGTGGGTAGGATCAACGATTACATTAGATATCCATCGCGATGGGCAACGTTAGAGAGAAACTTTAGAAATTATTTAGAAAATAAACTATCAGCCACTGGATGGTTTGGCATTAGTATTGCATTGACTCCAATCACTTTGTATTATCTACATGAAGTCGTAGATTGGTTAGACAACATCTGTCAACAGCACAAAATAAAAAGAATAGATCTGCGACCTTCGTGGTGCTTTTATCCCTATCCACAATTGGCCAACGTTTTGACTGATCAACAGAGAGATAAAATTGTAACGCAATTGGACAACCAAAAAGCAAGATACTATATAAATGGTTTAGATTCCTATATAGACAAAATTAAAAAAGTTCAATACAAACCAGAGATGGCAAAAAACTTTCAACAAATTTATGCATTTTTTGATAAAGAAAGAAACCAGGATGGACAAAAGTCAGCGCCTGAATTCTTCAAAGAATTGGAGCAAAATGTTTTATAACTTACCATTGGACCATATTGATATAGAACTCACTACAAGATGTAACGCCGCGTGTCCTATGTGTTTTAGAAACAATCACGGAGACAGGCCAAATCCAATGTTAGTTGAAAAAGATTTTGAATTGGATTTATTAGAACAAATAGATGTGCCAGTCAAAAAATTAGCATTGTGCGGGAACTATGGAGATCCAATAATGCACAAAGAATTGCCACAAATAATTGAGTATTGGTTTAAGAATAAATCTCAAAATATTGTAATGATGACAAACGGTGGTGCAAGGTCTAAGCAATGGTGGACTGACTTGGGAAAGTTAACAAAAGGAAAAATGCGAGTGACATTTGGAATAGACGGACTTGAAAATACCAACCATTTATATAGGAGAAATGTGCGTTGGGATAGATTAATGCAAAACACAAAGGCATTTATTGATGCAGGTGGTGATGCAAGATGGAAGTTTATTATATTTAAACACAATGAGCATCAAGTACTAGATGCAAGGACATTGGCAAATAAAATGGGATTCAAATTGTTTGAAACTGTGGTTACAAATAGATTTGCAAATAGATACAACTCAGATAAGTTTCCTGTTTTCAACAAAGATAGTGATTTACAACACTACTTAGAAGCACCTTCTAAAAAAGGCACAAAAGTATTTCACAATGAAGTCAAAGATTATAAAGCAAAAAATGAATTGCGTATCAAGAAAACAAAAAAAGAATGGACAGGTGATATTAGTTGTTATGCCAAACGACAACAAAGTGTATATGTGGCGGCAGACGGCAGGGTGTATCCTTGTCCAAATACAGGCTATCATTTTTCACGTGGACAGGAAAATGTACTATGGATGCAAAACAAATTTTATGATTTACACGTGAATACTTTAGATGAAATAATACGAGGAGCATTTTTTTCTAAAATCGAAAATTCGTGGACAAGCAAAGATACCTGTGTGCATACTTGTAAGCAGGTATGCGGAATAAAAAGAGATAACTTGAATAAGGTGGTAGAAGCATAATGTATAAATTTTATGATATAGAAGATATAAATGACTTGCATTTAGAACCAACAACAAAATGTAACGCCGCCTGTCCTATGTGTTTGCGTAATCAGAGTGGAGATAGGATTAATAACAAATTAGTTGAACAAGATTTTGATCTTAATTTACTAAAAAATATAGATATGAATATCAAAAAACTTACTCTTGCAGGAAATTATGGAGATCCAATTCTATCAAATAAATTGTTCCATATAATAAAATGGTTCAAAGACAAACATAATGGCAAAATCGTACTGCAAACTAACGGTGGCGCAAGAAAGACCGACTGGTGGAAAGAACTTGCAAATATCGGTGGTGATAATCTAAGAGTCATATTTGGCATTGACGGATTGGAAGATACAAATCATCTGTACAGGCGTAACGTTCGTTGGAATATATTAATGAAGAATGTAAAAAGTTATATTGAAGCAGGCGGACAAGCGTCATGGAAGTTTTTGGTTTTCAAACACAATGAACACCAGATAGAAAATGCAGAACAACTATCAAAAGATTTAGGCTTTAAAAGTTTTCAAAAGTTATTGACTAATAGATTTTTAAAATCTGCAAAATGGCCCGTTATCAATAATAAAGGAAAAACAGAATACTATTTAGAAGAACAAGAAAAGTTCAATAATTTTACAGTTAGAAACAAATATAGACCAAAACAGTCAACAAAACAATATAAGAAACTTGAAAATGTAAAAATAAAAGAATTTAGGAAAATGAATCTTCAATTCAATATTGATTGTTATGCCAAGAGAGACACCAGCGTATATGTTGCGGCCGATGGGAGAGTGTACCCTTGTTGCAATACAGGATATCATTATAATATCACTATAGATGAACATCAAAAAAATAAAAAGTTTATTAGTTTAAAAGATAAAAAATTAAGCAAAATTGTAAACGGAGACTTTTTTGAGTACATTGAAAATAAATGGGACAAACAACCATTAAAAATATGTGCAGTAACTTGCAATTTAAAAAGAGATAATTTACTACAAGAGGTGTGGAATGATTAAAACTAAAGACACTTTTTGTTCTATAGCCTGGAATCATCAATTTATAGGACCTGACGGTAATATTAAACCTTGTTGCAGATATTCTATGCCACCTACTTTACGTAAACCAAATATTAAAACTGAAAAAAGTTTACAAGATGTGTTTATGGGAGACTTACAAAATAGGATACGTGATGATTTAAGCAAAGGAATAAAACACGGCGGCTGTAGGAAATGCTGGCAGGAGGAATCTGCAGGCAAAGGTTTATCTATAAGACAAAACTATAACAGAGATGTTCCGTTGTTGAAAGAACTGCACGAGGACTTAGATAAAAAAACTCCAAAAATTACTTGGCTAGAATTAAGTTTCAGCAACAGATGTAATCTAAGATGTAGAATGTGTGGCCCTGTGTACAGCACCAATTGGTATAAGGATTGGAAAGTGGTGAAAAAATATGTGCCTACCGCGGGCAATATACCAATGAATTCACCAGACGAAGATATAGATAGGGTAATCGCTAGATATAACACAGAAGGACTCACAGATATGTCCAAACTAGACTCTGTACTTCCCAACATAAGGCATTTAAAAATGACGGGCGGAGAACCATTTATAATTCCTGAGTATAAACAGATTTTGCAAAAAATAGTTAAACTAGGCACAGCCGGAAATGTGTATCTTAATTACAGCACCAATGCAACAGTAAAACCAGATAAAGAATTGCTTAAATTATGGTCACACTTTAAAGAAATACAGATTGCAACAAGTATAGACGGAGTGGGTCCTGTAATAGAATATCAAAGATTTCCTACAAAATGGACAGTTGTTGAACAGGTTATTAAACAACTGATGATGCTCAGCAAGGAAATGCCATTGACGATAGGTACAAGGCCAACAATTACACTTATGAATGTATTAGACGTGCCAAATATTACAAATTGGTGGGCAGATATGATGAACAAATATTATAAAAACAACTTTGATGAAAATGCTTGGTTAAATCACACTCATGCTTTGGTTCCGCACCACTTAAATCTCACAGTTTTACCTATGTGGGCCAAAGATATTGTGCAAGAAAGATTGTTAAACGCACCAACTAAAAAACAACAGGCAAGTTGGGACTATCTAGTCAAGGTATGTTACAGTGCAGATAATTGGGAGAATCAAAAAGATAAGTTCAAAGATTTTACAACAAAATTGGACTCGGCGAGAGGAGAAAGTTTTGCTGATGTCATACCTGAATTTAAGGAGTTGTTAAAATGAAGTACTTAGATATAAGTGAAGTAAGGAAAATACAAATAGATCACAACTCTACTTGTAATTTAAGGTGTCCGCAGTGTGCAAGGACAGTAGATGGTGGTACTAATCCGGATCTGCCATTGGACCAACTACAGGTAAGTGACTATGAAAGAATATTTGATGGCATAACAAAACAATTAGACTCCGTGATATGGTGCGGAAACTATGGCGAGGTTATATTTTCTCCTACTTTTTTAGATTCCATATCATGGGTACGTGAGAATGGATATGATGGCAATATAATTATAAACACAAATGCATCAGCCAGAAGTAAAGACTGGTGGATCAAGTTAGCGGAAATAATCGGCAAAAGAGGGCAAGTTAATTTTAGTATAGATGGTCTAAAGGATACCAACCATTTGTATAGAGTGAATGCAAACTTTGACAAGATTATGGAAAATGCGGAAGCGTTTATCGGAGCCGGCGGAAACGCTAGGTGGGACTACCTAGTTTTTAAATACAACGAACATCAAATAGACGAGGCAAAAATTCTTGCAAAAAAAATAGGTTTTAAAAAAATGCAGATCAAAAGAACAAACAGATTTGTTAATGATACCCAGTATCAAGGCGTGAAAAAAGATGTTGAAGGTAAAGAAGTGGTAAAAACACGTAAAGCACAATACGATCTAGAGGCTAGTAAAAAGGAAGACAGGAGTCTAAGTCAGCATGATTTGATTATACAAAAGTTTGGCTCTTGGAAAAACTATTTAGATATCACAAATATCAAATGTAGATGGAAACCAATTGGGCAAATATTTGTTGACTTCCAGGCTAGAGTTTGGTCATGCACTTGGACTGCAAGTGGCATTTATCACCATGGTGAGAAGAATACACAAAGAGTACAGGCGAGAAAAGTATTAGACAAATACGGATGGGATTTCAACAATTTAAGGAAGCACAGTTTCAAAGATATACTTAATCATGAATACTTTGGGAAAGATTTTTGTAGTAGTTGGCAAGGCAAAACAAGTGATGAAGTTCCTAAATTAATAGCCTGTGGCAGAACTTGTGGTACTGATTATGTTTTTTCTAGTATACACGGTAAGAATTCATCGATGATTGATTTTACAAAAGAGGTTGCTAATGTATCATAGTGTAGAATCAATAAAAGATATGCACGTTGAAATTACAAACAGATGTAATGCGGCGTGTCCTATGTGTGCAAGGAATCACTTTGGCGGAGCAACTAAAAAAGATTTAAGGCTTGACGAATGGTCAACAGAAGACGTGAGAAGAATATTTGATCCTCGTTTAAAAAATTTAGAAAACGTTATGTTTTGTGGTACACATGGTGATCCTGTTGTTGCGGCTAATAGTTTAATTGCAATAAATCATATTAAACATAGTACAGATGCCACTGTTGAATTTTATTCAAATGCAAGTTTGAGGAAGCCGACTTGGTGGCGAGAACTGGGTTCATTGATGTCTACGAGGAAACCCGATCATTGGCACTATAACAAACACGACCTTGCTATATTCAGCATAGACGGATTAGAGGACACTAACCACTTGTACAGGAGAAAAACAAATTTCAAGAATATTATTAAGAATGCAGAAGCATTTATAGGTGCTGGAGGATTTGCTAGGTGGGACTTTATTGTATTCAAACACAATCAACATCAAGTAGAAGAAGCAAAGAAATTAGCGGATAAGATGGGATTCAAAGAATTTAGGATAAGAAAAACAGCAAGATTCACTTATAGTCCCGATGGTCCGATGAAATGGAGAGTTCAAGACAAACACAAAAACATAGAATACTACTTGCAACCACCCACAGATAAAAATTATTACAACGCTGAACAAGACAAGTGGACTGAAATAACAAAAACTGATGAAGGTAAACATGATTATTTGAATAACACACAAATTTCTTGTCTATACAAAAATAAATTTAGGAGAATTTATGTCAATGCATATGCGGATGTTTTTCCTTGTTGTTACATAAGCAACGACGTATATCCTGGGAAAAATTCAATAGTCAAAGATTCTCAACAAAAAATATTTGACAGGTACCAAAAGCACTTTAATAGCCTAAGACATCATTCGTGGGATGACATATTAGAACACGAGTGGTTTGCAAACGAAATTGAAAACAGTTGGAACACAAATTTAGAAGGAGGAAGGTTAATGAGATGTGCGAGGACGTGTGGAGCAGGGTTCAAACCCATCACTACACAGAGTCACACACAAAAAATTAACTCGGTAAGTACAGTATCATGAGTGATTTTAAAGATTGGCCAAAGGAGGCTTGCCTAGCACCATTGACATCATACCTTGTAGGTACCAGTGGTAAGTACAGGCCTTGTTGTTGGTACACAGAAAAGTTAGATTCTAATCATGTCAGAGCCGCGGAACAAATGTTGACATTGCAAGAATACAGAGAACAAATATTATTTCCTATGTATGAGGAAATGAAAAAAGGAAAATATCCAGATGCCTGTAAAAGATGCGCCTTGCCCGGGTTCAAACGTTCACAAAATTATGAAAGATTTAGACCCGACGTAGAACAGATTGAAAAAACCAAAGAAGTAAGATATATAGACCTGCGTTTTTCTAACCTGTGTAATTTAGGTTGTGTGATGTGCAATACTGGCTCCAGCAATCAATTTCACAAACAAGCAGACCAAGGAAAGTATATGCCTGAGAGTGTGTATTGGATGGGACCAAAAACTAGGCGTAGTAAACATTATACCTGGACCGCCAATAAAAAAGTAATGACAGAACTTTACAAACATTTAGAAACTGCCACACACATCTATATTACAGGAGGTGAGCCAAGCATCAATCCGGATGTGTTAAAAATGATGGAGTATTGCAGAGATAAAGGATTTAACAATCGTATTAAACTTGAATTTAACACTAATTGCACCAATGCAAACGATAAGTTTGTAGATCTACTGCATTCCTTTACTACTCAAGTGATGTTTAGCATAGATGCTGTAGGCGAACTTGGCGAGGCCGTAAGGTATCCTAGTAAGTGGGACTATGTTCAAAAAGCAGTTTGGGAAATGATAAGCAGAGGTGGACCAAGGGCAAAATTTACTTGGGCACCATCTATCCATGTTTACAACTTTTTTAAATTACATGAACTTGTGGCATATTTTAAAAAAATTGAGAAGCAATGGTTAGATAAAGATATCAATACGAATTGGAATGTGATATTCCAACCATACTACCAAAACGTCAACAATATTCCTAAAGATCTCTTCAATGAGTACATACACAAACACAAAGCAGAACTTGGATCATCGTTGATAACAAAGTTAAATCAAAAGAAACATGGCCTGGAAAATGAAAATATGGATTGGGAAAAAACATTAGAAATTGGAAGAAAATGGTTTGCAACGAGAGGATATAATCCTAAACTAACAGGAATACCGGGGATATAAAATGCAAAATGAAAACAAAGCAGTAGCACACTACTTCAAATACAACTATTCTGGTGCATTATCAGTAGACTGGTACATAGGCAAAAGGTGTAACTTTGACTGTACCTATTGCGTAGACTATCTACACGACAACGTCAGTAAGCACGTGCCTTTAGAAAACATGAAAAAATTAGTTGATATCATATACGAGAGAGAAAAAGAAAATGTGTTTTGGAGCCTAACAGGCGGAGAGCCTACTGTAAATCCAAAGTTTTTAGATCTTTGCAAATACATTAAAGAAAAAGGAGCAAGGTTTATAAGTGTCACCACAAACGGCAGTAGGAAAGCGGAATACCTTTGTGATTTATATCAATACCTGGACGGAATAACATTGTCTTTCCATTTCGAACATATGCAACACAGGATTGATGAATTCATTGAAAAGTGTATCAAATTAGAAGACTGGAGACGTGCATGGAATGAAGAACAAAAGAAAAATCCTAATTTTCCAGATCATGACAGAGGTTACATACCAAAAACATTAATATTACGATTCATGGTATACCCAGGACAATTTGCTAACATGGAAAGAATGGAGAAGGCTTTTTTAGATCATGGTATTACAAACATAGAACATAGATACATCAGGGCACCACATGGTGGATCTAATGAACTTATGCCAACAAAAAAATTAGATTACAGCAAAGACAATGACAATATGGAATTGAATCAACTTACCGATATTCCAACAAAATTAAAAAGTATTGTTCAAAAACAAGAACAATTTTACACAGTAGAGGAAAAAGAAAAAATTAAAGTAAGATACGAAAACAAAAGTGCTGACAAAAAAAAATTAAAAAGATGGTTCGAAAAAGAAGGAGAATTACTTGATCGAGACTATCATTATAACGAGTTAAATTGGGATAAAGGAAATAATTTTTTAGGTTGGCAGTGTTATGCTGGAATGAAGCACGTCAAGGTAACTCCACCGGGAGACATCTATATAGGAAGTTGTCACGTTGGCGGAAAAAGAGGTAATATATATGAGAAAGATACAATTGACTTGCCAAAGGTTCCTGTAATATGTCCAAAGAACAGATGTACAGATAACACAGATTTAAAAGTACCTAAAATAAAAAATGAAAAATACTATCATCTGATCAAGGACATGATGGAATGGCGAGGTTAAATTATGTTTTGCAAGATACCCTTTCATGGATTAAATTTACGTAATGACGGTACAATAAGAACCTGTTGTAGTTCTATTGGCCAGATGCAAGGTATTAGAAATGACAACAACAAGCCTATTAATATAACCGACTTTGATAGTCTAAACACGGCGTTCAACAGTAAAGAATTAAAATCATTGAGAATATCCATGCTTCAAAATGACGAAGAAGGATATAAGAATCACTGTAAGCATTGTATACATCAAGAGTCTTTAGGCATTAATTCTGTAAGAACAAAACACAATAAGTTTTATAGGGACAGTAATCCTTTGGTTAACGATGACGGCAGTATGGACGCAGATAATTTAAAAATGTTAGATGTAAGGCTCGATACAGTGTGTGATCAGGCTTGTATTATGTGTGGACCTTATAGTAGCACCATGTGGGAAAAAGAAATTAAAAAAGATATTAACAAATGGTCAGGTAAAGTTGTTGACGAGTTCAATTGGGTACAGAAGTATAATAAAAATACTCTAACTCCTGAGCATCTTTTTGACAAATTACCTAATCTAAATCAAATTGAATTCAGAGGTGGGGAACCATTAGTTGATAAAAAAGTCATCCAACTTATAGATTATATGATTGATAAAGATTACGCAAAAAACATATACCTAAGTTTAGTGACAAATACGCAAAGTGCATCAAGAGATATTGTTAATAAACTCAAAAAATTTAAGGGAGGTATAATCAGATGTAGTGTTGATGCAATAGGTAAAAAAAATGAGTACCACAGATATCGTAGCAAATGGAACAAGATTGAACAAGGATTAACGAATTTATCAGATCTCGTACCAGCGAAGGAAGACAGACTATCAACATTAGAAAGATTTCATGATAGGTGGTTGTTGATTATATTACCCACTATGACCACTTATAATACTTTGCAATGGAAAGAATATTTTGAATACTTTGATAACTTTTTTGAACAAAACAATATGAGAGCCTTAATTGCATTGAACAGCATTAAAGATAGGCCAGAAATGTTTCATACCATTGTTGATTACGAAGCACGTATTAAACACGTGCAAGAACTTAAGAATTTACAAGGCAAACTTAAAATGCACCAATGGACTGACGGGTTCGGCCAACGTAATCTATCATACTTTAATAAATTAATGAAGGCTTTATCTAGACCACAGGAAAAAAATTCTACAGAATTAGTTGAAAAGTTTTTAAAATGGTGTTATACTATAGAAATAAACAGAGAACAGAAAGTTTATGATTATTTTCCAGAACTTAAAATTTTGGAAAAACAAAGGGCATTATATGAATGATTTGAAATGGAGTGACTATGATTTTACTAAAATCCCTTATGATGAAATTGTTAAAGTCGGACAAAGGACGCTCTTATACAGAGATCTGTTTACTGTCAGTTGGCTTCTTGGTCGCTTTTGCAACTATCGTTGCAGTTATTGTTGGCCATACGCCAGATCAGATAAAAAAGATCACAGGCCAACAGAGTTATGTCTTTCTACGATCGATGAGATAAAGAGACAAGCACGTGACAATGGTTTTAACAGTTTTCATTTTTCTCTCAGCGGTGGCGAGCCTACCTTTCACCCTGGCTACTTGGCCATTCTCGACCATCTCGGTGATGATGTTAGCAATACTAATTACACTTCTGTTCACATGACAAGCAACTGCTCCAGAAACATGAAATGGTTTGAAGAATATGTCAAAAAAGTCGCACCGTTCCATAGAGCCAGTATCACGGCCTCATACCACAGGGAACACGTTAACACACAAGAAAAAAGAGAACAATTCGCAGACAAGTTATGCTTCGTCCAAGAACATGACGTACAAGTCACAATCAACCAAGTTATGGTTCCAGAATGGTTCGATGAACTATATGAGGAATCATTATATTTCCACAACAGAGGTATTAACGTTACGCTCAAACCTCAATCGGATCCAACAGCGTCGAGAGTTGTTGAAGGGTACTCGAAAGAGATGCTTGACAAGTTATACAATGGAATGCCTCAGCGAGGATTCACAGAAGTCAAAAACAAATATGTCAGCAGACCTAAACCTCAGTTTCAATTACCTCCTACCACTGTTAGCAAAAACATGGAGAAGGTTCCTGCTCACTTTCAAGTAGAATTCGAGGACAATAAAGGAAAAAAATGGTATATGGATCAAGCAGAAAGATTTAATGCATTTAACTTTAATAGATTCAAAGGATGGAACTGTAATTCGGGTTATCAAGGAATAATAATTCGGGAGCCTGATGGCTCTATAAAAAGATCGTATAGTTGTGACGACAAACCCTTGGGTAATATAGAGACTGGATTTAAATTATTCGATAAACCTCAGATGTGTATTACAAAATCGTGCGTATCTAGTGCTGACAGTAAGATTCCAAAGGAAAAAGTAAATGGCATCAATTTATAGCAATGGCGTTTTTGATAACAAGCCTAATTGGTTCCATTGGGAAGTAAACGGAGTTAAATGGGGCAATCTAGCAGATGTGGTAAAGTCGGGCCACGAAATAACAGATTGTAGTTTTTATGCCCAACAGTTACCTAAGGATGTTGATGATCTAAGAACAGAATCTGAAAGATACATAGATTCCATAATTAAGTCTTGCGGTTACAAAAAGTTTGCAGTATTGCTGAGTGGTTTAGATAGTGAAATTATTGCAAGGTATCTTTGTAAATTAAAATTAGATGTAGAGTTTTGGTATTGCAAATTTTGGTTTGAAAATGACGACAATTTAAATTTAGTAAAAGATATTGCCAAAGAATTGGATAGGAAACTCCATGTTGTAGAATGGGATTGGTACAAAGACAGAAATAAAATGTTTCAAGCGGCACTTGATCACCTGCAACCATGCACAGTAAAGAATACACACGGAAACACAGTTGAACATATACCTCAAGATAGATATGTTTTTATTGGATCCAGAAATATAGAAATATATTTTAATGCACGTTATCTTAAACAAATAGCACAAGAAGGCGGACATAAAAATTTTCACAAACCCGGAAGAAAATGTTTTATAGACACTAGACAATTTTCTCCCAGGACTGCTTTGCAAAAGTTAGAAAGACACGGAACATCTATATTCTGGAACAATGATGCCAGATGTGCTAGTAGTATTTTCAGAGACAAAAGATTTATTGTATACGATTCTGGTGATGCCGCTGGAGATATGCATGACAAGGATATATTTTTCGAACTATGGCCAGACTGTAAGTTTAAAGATAAAACTGACCCGTGGGTTGGAGGTAACATGAAATACATATGGGAAAACAAATTTCCCGGATATAGAAAAAGCAGAGAAAAAGCGTGTGTAGAAATGCAGAGACGATATATGCAAATGAAGTATGGGCAAGTAAAAAGTGTTTGTGGACACGTTCAGGTTCCAATATACGATAATCTTTGGGTATTTGGCGACCTGATGAATATAGATGAAATACTATAATGACTAAATTTATACATAAAAATGAAGTGGTATTAGAAACAAATCATACATCTCCGCACGAGATTGAAATTGACGAATATGATATTAATACCAGTAATTGGTTTTTCTTAAAAAATAATATTAAAATATATGATAGAATGGAAGGCGTACACCAAAAAGACAATGTTGAATTTGTTTTGATTGAGAATTCAAAAACAGATGAAAGAATTAGAACACTTGTAGAAGCAAACCTACAAAACATGGTGCCATGGGCACCTGTGGTACGTAAACCAAGCAATCATAGACACCAAATTATTGTTCATGATAATGTGTTGTTGCCTAAGGACTGGTTCCTCGAAATATATCATAAAATTAAAACTGCAAAACAAAAAATTAAAATTATAGCAAAAGATCTAACTGAAGTTACCATATTGCAAGATATTAGGCAGGCCAATACATGGATGGACACATTCAATAAATGTTTTCCATTCAACAATGAAAGATTGTTTAACACCTTTATTGATCAAACAAAAGAACCAATAGATACTTTTATAGGAGTGGCAAGTGGCTTCAAACCTTTGTTATTTTTAAAAAATATAGGTTATACTCCTAACACTAAGATGTATTTGTTTGATACAAATAAAGATATGTTGGATCTTAAAAAATGGACATACGAAGATTGGAATGGCGAAAAGGATTCTTATATTAATCGAATTGAAGGCATCGATTGTGTAAAACAAAATTACAATAAAATGTGGAGCAGGGATTTTTCTATGTTTGGATATGACATGAAAGCGGACCTAGCCGAAATGTTTTTCTATATTAAACCTAAACTTATAAATGATAGCATCACACATTTTAAAGAATATGTTGAACCAGTTGGTAAAACTGTGATCTGGTGGGACGGAGTATTCAAATATCCTCCCTACTTCTACAACAAAACTAAAAAACACATAGATAATGAATTCGAGCAATTCTTACAAGGCATAGAAAAAATGGACAAAAACTGCATTTGCTACGGTAATGACCCATGGAAATACAGTTATAATAATGTGAAAATAGATGTGCTTAGATCTAAATTATATAAATAACAGCAAATATAACGTTATATTTTAAAGAGGAATAAAACCATGGCAACAATACAACATAAAGTAAGTTACACGAGAGCGAATGCAGAAACACCATTCTTTCACGCTTATGAAGGAAAGTCAACAGACATGGATGCTTTGGCGACGCATATAAAAACTAACTTTGAAGATACTGCTAAAACTAGCAATGCAATAACTACTACTTCTTCAGATTTTCTTACACACACGGTCACTAGAAGATTTAAAGACGAAGCAACTTTAAATGAGTTCTTAAATGACGGTAATGTAAGTTCTTTTATCACTGAAAGAAACAATTATTGTAATGCTAATGGTATCACTAAAGATATCGAAGTATCAGAGCAAGACGACTTAACTTTTTAAGACGTTTTGTAATTACAGTTCATACCACCAATAAATATTGGTATGAAACATAGAATTTATCTGGACGAGATTCCAGAACAGCACACGATACAAACTTACATTCGTGAGTCAACAGATTGGTTAGAACAAAGATCAAAAGTTGACTCACGTTTTTCTTACGACAATACTAAAATTTGGAAAGTTACAGGTCTTGATCTAGATCTAGAAAAACTTAAAGTATCTGCTTATGAGTCGTTTGACAAATATGGATCGGGCAAAGGACAAGGATATATTTTCATCACAAAGGAAAATCAGGAAGGTATTCCTACTGATGGTGTAGATGTTTACACTGCCATGAGCACAGTGTACAATCAAGACCACATAGAGAAACTTGATCCAAACAAAAGTACACTAGGATCTAGAACTAGGAGTAAGCAACAGTATTACAGAGGCGGCAAAAATAAAGAATCTGACAAACCAAATTTGCCAAGTGTCTTAAGAAACTCATATTATGATTCTTGGGCATTCACAAAAACAACACCTGCTTTGTCGCACGGAGAACTAGGTAAACTTTCAAGCAATATTTTAAGAAGAAGCCAAATACGGGGCAGGATGGGTATGAGTAATGCCAAAAATTATACATATGATAAATTTAAGTTTGATGGAAATTATAGTGTGAATCAAAGTTGGCACAGAGACGAACCTGTATATGAAAATTTAAGAATAATGATTCCTATTAATACCTCAGAAGAATTTAGACTAGGAATAAAAGGCAGAGCAGAGGATATAAACCTTGATCCTGGAAGCGCCTATATATTAGATACTCATAATGTTCACAGGGTATATCCAATGAAGTATGGAACAAATACCAGAATTACAGTGATATATGGTACAAGTCCGTGGTTTGATTATGATGAACAAAATCGTTGCTGGACCTCAAATGAATTTTATGGAAAATTACATCCTTTTGAAATGTTAAAGGAACATTATTTCAATGCAGATGTAGATGTAGAAGTGATATGATAAAAGACTTTATAAAACAAAATGACTTTGTAAAAGAGTATTCATTAGAAAATTATTCAGATTACGAACAAGTAATTAGAAACAAGGTTGGATATATCAAAGTAAATTTTGATTTTCCTGCTTTACTTTTTATGGATGAATGTATAAGTTTGTTTGACAAGAGAAAACCTTTCACGTACACAAGACATCAGGAACTGCCAGATGCTCCAGGATGGGCCGGTGTTATTTTAGCAGATAACGGCAAACCGAGGGCAACGCCGATGTCAGAAGCACCTAAGTTAGTGGAATGGTTCAAAAGCCACGAATGTTTTGACTTTTCAAACAAAGATAAAACTAGGATACACATACACTATTTAGAACCAAAGTCATTTATACCTATACACCAAGATTACGAAAATGATATGTGTAATGGTTTAAATTTTGCTATAACACAACCACCAGGCTGTAAATTTTATGTTGAAGATTACGGAGTGATACCTTTCAGCCAACCGGGAGATGTTTATCTATGCCAGATAGGCAAAAGACATTGTGTATATAATGATAGTGATGAGATAAGAATTCATATATTACCAAAAGGTCCTTACCTTGACAAACAAAAAATTCTTAAGTATATAAACCCTTAATCCAATTGATTTCATCATCATCAACTTGACTTGGTTTTTGATTTTTAAATATTTCCGTTATATTAGTTTCATTCTTAATTGCACTGTGTTGTTTGCAAAACGAATTCAAAACTATTGCGATTTGTTGCGGTGAAAACTTAATCTTATAAGGTAAAGGCCTAAATGAAGATTGAAATAAATCATCAAGTACTAAAATTTTTTGTGTCTTAATTTTGTAGTTGTTTAATGCATCTGCATTTACAACAATTAAATTTATTTTTGAATTAGTACGCAACTCAAAAAATACTTTATCTTTTAAAGCACTGTTTTTTGGATATTCACAATCAGCACTTGCTACTATGCAGTCTATAAAATGATCATAGACGTAGTCCAAAAAGTGTCTTGCACTTTCTTTGTTCTTACATAACACAATGTTTTTAATTGGTGTTATATTTGCTATATGCTGGTATTCCAAGTCCACTTTTTGCATACTCCCATGGTATAGTTGTCATCTCAGGCCACAATAGCCTATAGATATTTTTGTCTTTATTACTAATAAATTTTATACTACTTGTCCAATTAACGCAAGAATTAATAAATTTAAAGTCCGTGTATGGATGAATCCATTTCAATTCCTTGTCTTGATTGTAAGCAAACACTCTAAAAGCACTTTCTTCTTTTAATCTACAGAACAAAAGTTTGTTTATCTCATCTGGATGCTTATTATTTCTTAATTGTGCTTCAAAATATTCATAACACCTTTTATATTCTTCTGGTGAATTCAGGTACTTTAAAGCATCGGGTTTTGTACTTCCAATACGTCTGTGACTCCCACATATGTTAACAGCAAACTTTGCCATTGCTTCTATGTTAAATCCTTTTTGTGCAAAGTATTGCAATACGTATCTACTTTGCATATTGCCAACTCCAACCTCACCACTCCAACATAGATGATCGGATATACCTAAATCAAATATTGCTTTTCTTTTTGCAGAGTAAGTGTTCTCGATCCAATGGCTAAAAAAGTGTTCGTTTGTGTCTTCGTCAAATATTTGTCCACTGTACTCTATTGGTACAAACTGCACATCAATTTGTAGTTGGCTCGCTATTCGGGTTACAGGTTCTTTTTCGTGTTGTTTTGCTTTAGGTGACCACAAACTAATAAATTTAAATTTTTTTTCTAACCCTAGTTTTTTGATGATGTGAGCAAGGGTAGTTGAATCTTTTCCACCACTCAGGAACAACACATTTTTTTCAGCAACATTTTTTTGAATTAAATTTTCAAAATGTGTTTTGATTCCTTCTATAGAATTGGTTGACAACTTGTCATCTATCAGGGTCTCCTGTTCTATAATTTTTGTCTCACCATTTTTTATATGAATCATTGCGTCGGTGGGTACTCGTTTGATATTTGAATATGGAGTTTTGAGACTGACAGTAAATCCACCCATCATTTTCCTTTCATTAAAAAACGAATCATCTCTTTCTAAATTATTTGTTCGTTTAACTAGATCATGGTAAAACCAGTCATAGTCATTGTCGGTAAACCATATTGGATATGAAGAGAAATGATCGCTTATGTAATAACGTTCGTTGTCACTTAAAATCACCACACAACCATAGTTTCCTCGCGGTTTAACGCCTGTACACACGTCTTTAATGAAGTCTGGGGTGTTTGATGGCAGATCACCTCTCCATAGCACTGTAACCCCGTTATATTGGGTTTTATTGATCATAATGTTTTAAGTACGTAGCAGTTTGGTCCAAACTCTACTCCCTCATCAAAGAAATCACCTTGCTTGACATAACCAAATTTTTCATAGGCTGGTAAAGCGGCTTTT